GTAAGCAACCGCGAGAGAGGAACACACCATGGACAAGGTCTTCGCGAAGATGGTCGAGCTTGAGCAGTCGTCCCGCTCTGACCTGGCCGGGATCCAGTTCGGTGTCGACGACGCCACCCGGACCCGTGCCAAGAACGACCGGGCCCGGACCCAGGCCGAGCTGTACGCCCTGCTGGACACACTGGACGTCGACCAGCTGCGGGCCTACGCGGACTACCGCCGCCCGTTCCTCGCCAAGGCGTAGCGAGGCGTACAAGAGCCCCGGACACGGCCTGTGTCCGGGGCTCTCGCGTGTCACCGTCCCACCGGCTGACCCCACTTCGAACCCTGAGCGGGGGCGGTCTGCTGCGCCGCCCTGGCCGGGTTGTGCGCTCGCGCAGGGTCGGACCAGTCCAGGTGCGCGACGGCGTAGCGGGCCGCGTCCATGGCGTGGTCGTGCAGCTTCAACGGGACTTCCTTCGGGATGCCGTCCGCGCCCCGGGTCATTTCCCAGACGTAGCCGTTCACCTCTTCCAGGAATCCGCGCGGGATCTTCGCCGCTTCCGCCACCAGGTCCCGGCCGACCGTGCAGCCCCTGACGACGTACAGGCGGGGCCTGCCGTCCCCGGACGGGCGGATCCTCGCTTCCATCAGCTGGACGCCGCGAGACACCGCCTTGCGAGCCGCGACGGTGGGCAGGCCGAGGTGCTTCGTCAGGGTCGCCCGGTCTTCCGCGTCGTGGTCGCAGACCACCGCGAAGGGGATGCCCTCGGCCTCTCGGTTCTCTTCCAGGATCGCCTTGATCCGGCGGGCGTGGTCTTCCACCAGCACCTGCTTCTGGTGGATCTCTCGCGTCAGGTACATGCGCCCGTCGACGTCCACCCGCCACCACTGGCACACGAACGCGTTCGAGTACCCGAAGTCGATCGTGAGGAACAGGCGGCTGTCGGCCGGGACCTGGTCGGGCTCGATGATGTTGCGGTCGTCCCGCCAGTCGCCGTACACCAGTCCTTCGGCCGCCGCCCAGAGGCCGTCGCGGTACCGCAACCGACGCACGCCGGTCAGGCTGTCCAGGAACCTGAGGTAGTCCAGCCCGGCCGCCGTCCAGACGCCGTCGGGACCGCACAGGTACGGGTTGTCCTCGTGCTTGGACGTGTACATGCGCAGCGAGTTGTCCGCCGAGTCGGCCCGTTCCTTCAACCAGTGCTTCGGGTGGTCCGGGTTGCAGGCGGTCACGATCTGCTTGTACGTCCTGGCCGACCCGCGCAGACGGGTCAGCAGGGTCTCGTACGCGGTCACCGAGACCTGGTTGGCTTCGTCCACCAGCACCCGGTCCAGCGACATGGACAGCACCTTCCCGGGGTTGTCCATGCCGCCCACCATGATCATGCTGTCGTGGCGGTACCGGTACCCGGCGGGCTTGCTGCCCGAGCCGCCGAACCACTTGACCTCTTCGGCGGCCAGCTCTTCCCGCGCCACGAACTGCTCGAAGGCGACCAGCGTGGACGCGGTCAGCGAGGCGTGCGTCTGGCGGACAATCAGCGACTGCAACCCCCGGACCCGGCTGCTGTCCACGTGCAGTTTCATGAGCGCGGCCGCGGTCTTGCCCGTGCCCGCGCTTCCGACGATGGACACCTCGGGCCCTTCGTCGCGGAACAGGTCGGCCGCCGCCCCACGGGCGACGAAGTCACGCATGCGGCCGGTCCTCGAAGATGATCCGGATTCCGGGCGCGTCCTTCTGGTCGTCGTCCTTCGGCGCCGTCACGCCGTTCAGCTTGAGCTGGTCGAGGATGATGCGGCGCGCTTCGTCCACGGCCTTGAGCCGGACGCTGCGGTCGTCCCCGTTCAGCTCGTTCCCGTCCTGGTCGTAGTTGACCGGGGTGTCCTCGCGCAGCATCTTGAGCGACTCGGACAGCAGGTGGTCCAGCCGCAGGTTGGCTTCGTCCCGCATCTGGTCGGCGGTCATCTCGGCCCGCATGGTGGCGTCCGCCATGGCGTTGCCGACGGCGCGCAGCGCGGCACCGGGCGACGGGTACCCGCACTCGTCGGCTACCTCGTTCCAGTTCGCGCCGTCGCGGCGCAGCCGGATGGCGCGCTCAAGGTTCTGCGCGGCCACCAGGTCGTCCGCGATGTTGTCGGCCACGGTCGGCCCCCTCTCGTTCGGTCCAAGGATATCGGCCAGAGTACTTGCAACACAGCCACAGGGTGTGCCACTATAGGTCTGTCAGCAGGAAGCAACGAACAAAGGGGCCAGCCATGACCGACACCGTGACCTACCGGATCACCCTCTCATCTCTCGCGTTCAAGTCCCGCCAGTACACCGTCGCGGGCCGCATGGCGGCTGGCAACAACTGCGAGGTGGACCCGTACGACGTCAAGGACGCGGTCCGCCAGGCGAAGAACCTGGCCGAGCTGGACTACATGGCAATCGTCGTGGCGCCCAGCGTGGTCAAGGTCGAGATTCGGCGGACCGCCCGGGGCGTCTGGGTCGAACTGGTCAGCGCCTTCCGCATCCAGCCGGGCACCAAGGTCCGGACGTGGGGCGGCGGTGCCTACGCTCAGGTCGTCTTCGGCAACTGGCGCAGCAACCGTGACGGGTCGCAGGACTTCTACACCAACCGTGGCCGCCGGATGGGGTGCTACAACGCCCACGACGTGTTCGAGGTGCTGCCGGACAACGCCGCCGTCTGATCCCGAGACACAGAACGGCCCCCTCTGCCGCTTGTAAGGCGGCGAGGGGGCCGTTCCGCGCAACCACCCGAAAGGCACCACCGGAACCGGGGCGGACGCCACCAGGGTACCGCAGATATGGCGCTGGCTTGGCTGACAGCAACGGCGCCCCGGGGGACGGTCCGGGGCGCCGTGTCTGCGTCAGCAGGGCAAGCCCAGCATACAGCCCCGGGCGGGTTTCGTGGTCGGCACCACGGTGTGATCTGCGTTATGATTGACACGCAACCACAGATGCTGGTACTACGGATTGGACGGATCCGCCATGGCCATCGACCCTTACCCGAGCAACCGCCGTGACGCCGTGTGGGACGACTTCACCGCAGCGCACACCGTCACGAAGCCCGAGGCGCCCGACGCCGCGCCGCGCTACGCCGTCGGGCCGCACAGCCTGCCACTCGCGGGCCCTGCCGCGCTCAACGGCCTGGACGTCCAGGGGTTGATCCGCACCGTCACGCAGGCGCAGCAGGTCCAGTCGGCGATCATCGATCCCGAGAAGCCGAAGGTCCCCGTCTGGGCGAAGGGCGAGACTGCGAAGGTCGTCTACTGGTCCGGCATCATGCCGACGCTGGTGACCGGCTGCGCCAACCTGGCCGTGCACGAGTGGGGCATGGCCGGGCCCGGGTGGACCGGCGGCCTTCTCACGGTCGCTTTCGCCGCGCTGGGTGTCTCGGGCTTGAACCACCACTGGGACATGAAAGCGAACGCGCTCACCCTCGGCGCCACCGTCGGCTCGGCGTCCTTCGCCACGGCCGCCACCGGGTCCGGCTGGATGGACGTTACCGCGTGGCTGATCGCTGCGGCCGGGACCGTCGGCTTCAAGATCGTCTGGAACCGGAAGCACGCGGCGGCCAAAGCGAAGGAAGCGCTGACGCTGGCGAAGGTGCGCACCGAGCAGGCGAAGGGCGACGCGGTCAAGTCGAAGAGCGCGATCAACGACGCGTACGCGTTGCTGCGTCTTCAGGAAGCGCAGCGCGCCGCAGCGGCGGCCGTCGCGCCCGCTATGCCGGGTGCGACGCCGGAAGAGCGCGCGTTGCGCTGCGCCGTCTGGGACGTCTTCGGCGAGCACCTGACCAGCTGCGACGTGGCATACAGCCAGTCCGGCTACGTTGCGACGCTCGGCCTTCCCGTCGCACTGCCGCGCAACGCCTTCCGCAACGGGTGGGACAAGGTCAGCAACGCGCTGCGCGTGGACGGCCGGTTCATCGTCGCGGACGGCCGTCTCAGCAACGAACTCGAAGTCCGGTACGTCGCGGCGTCGCAGCTGAACACGGACACGACCTGGTACCCGGGGCGTGAGGGCATCGGCCTGTGCACCGTCACGTGGGACGTGGTCGACGTGCCGGTCGAGGGCGTGCACTCGATGACCGGCGGCCGGACCAACATGGGCAAGTCCGCTTACGCCCGGATCCAGCTCATGCGCACCGTCATGGACCCGAAGCGCGCGGGCATCGTCATCGACCCGAAGCGGGCCGAGGCCGTGGCCTGGCTGGGCAAGCTGCGTGTGGCCGGTGCGACCGCCGACCTGGACGCCCGGTACGAAGAGATCTACGACATGCTGTGCGAGCTGATGGCGGAATTCCGGCACCGCCAGAACCTGTTCCCCGGCCTGTACTGGGAAGCGAGCGAGGAATACCCGACGCTGTTTATCACCCTGGATGAAGGCGCGGCCCTCAAGAGAATGGCGGAATACGAGAGAGCCGAAGAGGTCGAGGACGCCCGGGGCAACGTCAAGACCGTCAAGGTCAAGCCTTTCGAAGACGCCCTGGATATCGCCGAGACGCTTTACGGCGAAGCCCGTGTGGTCGGAATGTACTTCAACTGGGCAAGCCAGTACCTGGCGAAGGGGACGTCCATTCCCCAGCTGGTCAAGGAAAACGTCGGTGCGGTGATCGGCCTCACCACGCTCGGCGGTGAGGGCGACCGCATGCTGTTCGGCGAAGAGGCGGGCGCCGGTGGCTGGTCCCCGTCGAAGTTCTGCGCCGGTACGCCGGGCCGGGCCCTGGTCAAGTACAAGGACCGCCCGTCGTACCCGGTCCAGCTCTGGCACGTCACCGGCGAGCACATCGCGTCCCTGCCGGACGCCGAGCCGTGGCGGTCCCGGGCCCACACCCGGACCGTCCGTCCGGCTGCCGCCGTGGCGCAGCCGGACCCCTTCGAGGGGGACCCGGCCGAGCACGCCCAGCACCTTCGGGACGCGGGCCGGTCGCTGGCCGACATCGCGGCGGCCGTCGGCAAGTCCAAGTCGTGGGTGGCGAAGTACACCGAGGCCGAGTGACCGGTGGACGGAAAGGGCCGGGAAGGGGCTACAGCAGCCCTTCCCGGCCCTTTCCCGTGTCTGGCGTCCACTCGTGCACCCGGGCCGTTTCCGCAGCTCACACGGGCCCTACAGCCGTTCACAGCGGCGTGCACCGTCCGCCCGCCCCGCGTCCACCGGCGCGCCCGGTACACGGCCCCGTGGACGGCGAAGAGCCCCGACCCTGTGTCCAGGGTCGGGGCTCTCGATCATCCGGCGTACGACTACTGGTCGAGTTCGAGCGCGCCCATCCGGAAGGGCCCGTGGACGGTGAGGATCACCCACACGGTGTTCGGGTCCAGGGCCGCGCGGGCGGCCAGGGCGTCGGCTTCGTCCGTCGTCCGGACCACCCCGGCCACGTAGGTCTTCCCCGTGTCCGGCTCGGCGGCGGTCACCACGAAGACACCGGGCTGGTGGCACAGGCAGGCGCACGGGCCGTAGCTGATGCAGTCCGATGCGGGGCAGTAGCCCGCGCCGTCGTCGCACGGACTGAAGACGTGGTGCGAACCATCGTCCTCGTACGTGAAGCAGGTGCCGCCCGGAACGCGGCCCCGCTCGGTGCGCGGCGTGTCGCACCGGCCTTCCGTGCAGTCGGTCTGCGGGTCCCAGTCTTTCATGCGTCGTATCCTTCCGGGTCCCCGTCGACTTCCCAGGCGATGGCCGGACCGAAGTCCCAGCCTCGCAGGTCGTCACGGTCGTTGAATCCGGAATCGATGTGGCCCTGAAGATTGGCCACCACCTCATCCACCCCCACGTAGCTTCCGTGATAGGTGACCTTCAAGGTCACCTCGACGTATTTCGTCGTCCGCTTCTCTTCGCTCATTTCCGTCCCTTTCGGAAAGGGCCCGGCCGAGGGATTCGGCCGGGCCCGCTGGTGGTGGTTACCGGCCGCCGTAGAGGCTGTTCCACAGCTCTTCCAGCTCGGCGGGCCAGGGGCTCTCGCAGCCGTCGCACAGGTCGACGTGGCCGCCGCAGTCCACGCAGGCCGGGGCGCGGCGGACCACGACGATGGGCTTGAACGCGCCACCGTAGAAGTGACGGCCGTCCTGTGTGTCGACCGAGAAGCTGCCGCCCATGTAGTCCTGGGTCTGGGTGACCGGGCCGTAGACAGTGCCCTGAAGATCACCGGCGAAGCGGAACCGGTCGCCGAACATCAGGCTGCTGAAGTACTCGGTGGTGGGGGTGATGTTCGCGGTCATGGCCCTGTCCTTCGTTCGGTGCTTCCTGCTGACAGAAAGAAGACTACAGGCCCGGGGCCGCATATGCAACCCCGGGCCTGAAACCTCGCCGGGCCCTGTCGCTACTCAGCCGGGCCGAGGTACGACAGGCCGTAGTTCTGGCCCATCTTCACGACCGTGAACCGGCCGGTGATCCGGTTTCCCTGGACAGCGCCCGCTTCCAGCGCCCCGTCCATGCCGGACATGAACATCGGGTAGCGGGCGCCGGTCGCATCGTCAGTCCAGTAGAAGTACGCGGCCGACCGGCCCCGCCTGAAACCGGCATAGGTCAGCGCGGCGTGGAACGGCTCGATCGGGCGCCACTCGATAACCCCGTCCCACGGGACGTCCTTCTCGTAGTGGCACAGGCTGCCGTTCGGCCTGTACGGGGCCAGCTTGGGCATGTCGCGCTTCTCGACGTGGCGGCCGTCCCGCTTGTAGCCCGTGCACCGGTCCGCGCCGCAGTTGCACAGGCCGGTACCGGTCAGCTCGCCGCTCATGACCGTTTCCCTTCGTAACCGGGGTACTGCTTCGAACACCGGGGGTGGTGGTAGTGGCCGCCCCCGCACTCGTCGCACGTCTCGGCCTTCCGGCTGGTCAGCGGACCCTTGGACTTCCCACCGCAGACGGCGTCCAGCAGTTCGCCGATCAGCTCGCCGAGCAGTTCCCCGATCACGACTCGTCCACCGCACCGGCGGGGCGGCCGTAGACCACGTCGCTCTCGCGGATTGCCGTCACATCCGTGGCGGCATACGGCCGGTCGTTGGCGGGCTGCGCCTGGCTTCCCGCCGCCGCGTGCTTCGCGGCCCAGTCGGTGCCGGGCTTCTCGTTGCTGCTCATGATCGGTTCCTCTCGGTTGGTTGCTAGGTACAGCCTAGCGGACCGGGGTTCTGGTTGCAACCCCGGCCCGGGGTCCTATCGGCCCTTGACGCTGGCCGCGACCAGCAGCGTCCCGATGCGGACCAGGACGACCTTCGTACCGGGGCCCTGGCGCTTGACGCGGGTTTCCCACTCGGCCACAGCCTCGCTCTCGGACGTCCGCTCGCCCAGCTCGTCCACCTCGGTCGGGCCGTCAGGCAGCCGCGTGGTCCGGATGGCGAAGCGCTCTTCGTACTGCATCTCAGGTGTCCTTTCCCTCGTACGTCACAGATGCCTGGAAGCGGCGCCGCCAGGGGTTGGTCTGGCGCACGGTGACCGTGTCGCCCGGCACCATCCTGGCCGCCGCGTAGCTGAAGTCCTCGGCCGCCTGGACCAGGTCGGTCGACTCGTCCAGGGCGACGACGCGGCCGGTGTGGTCGGTCGTCGCCACCTCGTACTTCCTGCGGAACACGGGCATTCCTCTCGGTGGTTGACGCCGGGGGCGCATCGGGCGCCCCCGGCGGTTCGGTTCAGTGCTCGGCGTTGTAGGCGGCCAGCGAGCGGGCGACCTGCGGCAGCCGCAGTGCCACGATGCTGTCGACCAGCTTCGGCAGCCGGTGCGGCTCGTTGGCCGACAGCTTGAAGTAGCCGCCCACCACGTCGTCCGCCAGGCCGCGCAGCGCAGCCTGCTCGAACAGCTCT